CTCCAGTCAAACCTCCTAAAGACAGATTTAATCCTGACCAAATTGTAGACATTATTACATTTATAGAACATCCATATTTTTGTAATTTAAGACCTTATCCTTGGCAAAAACTTATCCTTAAATGTTTTTATATGGGGCAAGAAGGCAATACTAACCTTGTAATAAATGAATCTGACAATCAAGAAGATTGCAAAGGATGTGTTTGGGATTATATCCAAAAGAACGAAAATGAATTTTTAAAAGCCCGTGCAGAAAAAAGACAATTCAAAACAATTTTCAATGTCGTCAATTCACCTTGTCTTCAATGTAAGCGTCTTAAAAATGAAGTTAGAGATGAAAGATATAAATTTGCAAAAGATGAAGCAACTAACCCAGATGCTGAAAGACAAGTTGAGGTATTAGAAGCAAGACCAATAATTGATGCTTTTCAAAGTGAATTCGACTTACTTTATTCCGAAGAATTTGACCCAAAATTAAGGATGCAAGTTCAAGAAAAATGCAAAAAAAGATATAAATTTGAAGAATTAGTTTTAGTGCTTGGCAGACGTTCGGGTAAGTCATTCCTTGTGTCTGCTATGGCTCTTTATGAATTATATAGATTGATTTCTATGGGTCACCCTCAAGCTAGATATGGCTTGATGGAATTTGATGAAGTTGTTCTTCTCAATGTTGCTCGTAATGAAGAACAGGCTAAAAAAGCAATCTTCTCAAAAATCAAACAAACAGTTCTAGCTTCTCCATTCTTTGCTCCTTATATTGGCAAAGATACAGAGCTTGAAATGCGATTTTATACAGAACATGATAGAGAAGAGAATGTAAGAAGAAAAGAGCAAAATATCAATCTTTTTGCGGGTTCTTTGGTATTGCGATGTGGTAGTAGTAATGCTTCAGGTCTTGTTGGTTTAACTTGTTGGGCAATTATTATGGACGAAGTTGCTGCTATGGCTGGAGATAATCCTGAATCTGGTGTTGACTACGCTCTTTATGATGACTTAAAGCCATCTCTTGCTACATTTGGTAAAGATGGCAAAATGATGCTTCTTTCCAACCCTAAAGGTCCTCTTGGGTTGTTATATGATCTTCACGAAAATAGACAAGAAGATCCAACAACTCTTGTGATGAGACTTCCTACTTGGCTTACAAATCCAAACATTGACAAAGAATGGTTGGATGGGCAAAAGAAGAAAGATCCTCAAGAATTTCAGATGCAGTATGGAGCTGAATTTGGTGCTTCATCCTCTGACCCTATGTTTAATTCTGAAGATATAGACAGAATGTTCGCTTCAATGTCTATGGTCAAAAGAAAAGAAATGGCAGAGGGACATTTTGAATATTTTTGCCACTTAGACCCTGCCAGAACGTCAGACTACTACGCTCTTGTAATTGCTCATACTGAAAATATGTATGGTCAAATTGGGCCTGATTTTCAACCACTCAAAAGAGTTGTGATTGATCATGTACATTTTTGGAATCCTAAAACTAAAAATCAACCTGTAAAAGAAAGCGAAGTTGAAGATTATGTAATCGATTTACATCATAAATTCAAATTCAAGCAAGTTTCTATTGATCAATGGAATTCTCAATCATCATTAATTAAATTGCAATCAAGAAGAGTCCCAATTGTAGAGCGCCAATTTAATAAAGAATACAAGGAAAAAATTTACACTGAATTATCACAATTAATCCGTGATGACCGAATTGATATTTATGATTTGCCTGGTGGAGAATATAGAGATTTAGATAATAGGCTTATATCTTTAAATGAAATACAAGAAGCAAAAATTCAATTTTTATTTTTGCAGAAAAAATGGAAAGGCAAAAGATATTACATTGAGGCACTTTCTGGATATAAAGATGATATTTGTGATGCAGTCGCTGCTGTAGCATTTGAATGCTTAACATCTAAAATTATGATTAGATTGCCAAGATCAAAAATGGTCAATTTAAATAGAAGATAAAGGTAATTATTTTTATTTATAAGAACAATTCATTATGTCTAACAATATCAGAACAGCTCAATTTGGTGGTGTAGGCGGTGGAGGGAATGGAGCTCCATTTCAGCCTGGTGGTAGTCCTATCGGTCGTGGTGGTGGAAACCGAGGTGGACATGAAATCAATTTATACGTAGACGAAGATTCAAGCTTCGATAAATTGTTAAGACGTACCCATATTGAACCTGATACAAGAGATGTCAATATAGAGTCAAGATTGACTCCACAACATAAAAATTATGAAGAATTAATTCCTTACGAACTTACTCCTGAGGAAAGATTAAGAGCTAAATTTAGAGCTCAATTACATAATTACAAAAAATCTTTAGAAAATGCAGCAAGCGACTTAATGAAAAATAGTCCAGCATATATACGAGATCATTATCAGCCAAAAAAAGAGCATATGATGACTATGGAGCAATCCTTAGAAGATCGTCATAAATACAATAAAGATTTCAAATATCCAAGAGAAGAATACAAAGATCCAGATAAGCCAGAAAGATTACATTTTGCCATTTCAGATAAGTCAATAAATCGTATTGCAGAAGACTATGAAATTGCAAGAAGAAACAGGATGACAAAAGAATATCCTGAAGAACGAAATGAATTTGATGAAAATCAATTTAGTTATGTTCCAATTGGAAAAACTCCCATCCTAACTCACGGTGAAGATTTCAATGATTATATAAATCATTTGATGATTGAAAAAACTCCAAATGAAGATGGATTCCAAGAGTATGGCTTGAAAGACACTTTATTGTCTTACCCTGATCCTGATACAAAACCAAATATATATGCGCCAAAAGATATTGCCCCTAAATCAGAAGCAACAAAAGATATTGATCCTTTCGTTTCTTTTGAACAGCAATTGAATCCAAAGAAAAAAGATACAAATTATTTAGATTTTATCGATCCTTCAAACAAAGAACCTAAAGGCGTTGAAGAATCGTATCCAGGATCTGCATTCTACGGGATATCGGGTCATAGTCTTTAAAGGTTCAAAATCATGAATGCTAAATCAATTCAAACAATTATAAAAATATGTTCAAGATTGGATAAATCTGGCGAATACTTAAAGTCAGATAAGTTGTTTGAAAAAATTGCACAATATTATCCACAGCAATCAATAACTCAATCTCCAAATGTTTCTTTGGTTCCATATGAGGAAATAGAAGAAGAAACAAAACAAAATGACTATTGGAGACAAAAAATAAATCCTAGAAAAGTTCCAAAAGAATATATGGATTTGGGTGGAGAAGCTGATGGTGCAAATATAGAAGGACAATTACATGGTCCTGATAATGTTCCTGGTCCTGCTTATGTAGACCCAGGTAATCCAGCATCAAGCCCATCTATGGCAATTCATAGCGGAGCTGATTTGTGCGATAAATTTTCTTGGGAAGAAACCTATCAGAAAAATGTTGATGAAGGAAATGGTTGGAAAAATAGATTACCAATTAGATAAAGGAATAAAAAATTATGCCTATACCAATTAAGCCAGTACACTCTTTAGATTTGCATGCAGAATTATTTGACGGACCATCAATGGAAGGTCTTGGACTTTCTGATATTCAAATTCAACTTCTTGGTGTTTCACAAGCTCCTAAAAAAGCAGAAGCAGCTAAATTAAGTGAAAAATATTTGGAAATGCTTAAGTCAATTGATGCAAATACAGATGCTTTAGTTACTGCTGCTAGCTATGTTGCTTTACACAAAGACAGCAAAGTATGTGGAGTTCCTACTGAAATTTCTGATAATGATCTTTTAGCTATGAAAACTGCTGGATTACTTACAGGTTATGGTAGATCTGTAGAATTGACTGAAAGAGCAAGATTAGCATTACGTGATCATTATTTGAGCATAGATAATGTTAATGAATTTAGAAAGCAAAGAACCAAAGATAGATTTGATCTTGAAGACGCAAGAAGTGTGAAAGCATCTTCAAATAAATTTAAAAAAGTTGGTTCATGACTCACTAATGAAGAATTCCGTGATGAATTCGATGTTAGGTTTGTAGCAGATACTGATAAATTACGAAGTAAAGGATTGATGCATGCAGAACCTTTGGGAGAATATGAAGTAGTTTATTTTACTTTTGATTATCCTGATTGTTATTCTTTTTGGAATAAGAATGTGTCATTTCCACTTTCTTTAGCTTTTTTAGACAAAAATCATAAGATTGTGGACTTTAAAGATATGGAAGCAGATGATCCAAAATCTGTTTCTCCAGATTCTAACAACGTTGTATTTATTGTAGAAGCAAATAAAGGCTTGTTTAAAAAACTAAAGATTGGTATTGGAGACAAATTGCTCTTGAAGGGCAAGAAACTAATTTTGAGTAAAAAAACATAAATAGATGCATTAAAGGAATTTGAGCATTAAATTTAGAAATTTTCTTAATGTATTTTTTCTTGAGGAGAAAAATTAATTATGGCAGATAGAATTTTCCCAAACAGATTTCAAGAAGATCCTCTTGATTCTGACTTGGTTTTCCAAGGAATTGATTGGGACAACTTTAATCAAAGATTAGCTGAAGCCAAAGAGCCTAAAGAGAACAAGGGTCTCAAAGCTCTTATCGACGCTATTGGTGATGAAGAAGTCGATAGATTACAAGGCGAAGATCACGATGATCATGACGCTGAATCTGGGATGGATCACAAATCAGGTATGGGCAAAGAAGCCAAGAAAGGTCTTCCAGAAGGCTTGAGAAAGTGGATGGAAGAGAATGGCAAGGGCAAGAAGAAGTCTGAAGATTCTGAAGATGAAGATGAAGACGAAGGTCATGATGATGAAGAAAAAGCTGACAAAGGTCCTATGAAGAGAAAAGGTCCTAAGTCTAAAGCTGAAAAGAAGGCTTTTCACTTCAACCATGCATCACAATTATCAGCTGAAGCAGTAGAAGCTGCTGTAGCTGCTGGTGATGAAGATCTCAAGAATGCTATCCTTGCTGCTCGTCATGATAGAAGAGTCAGATTAGCTGGCAAAATCGAGCGCCAAGTACAAGCACAACAAGAGGCAAATGTAAAGCTTGCACAAAGAAAAGCTTACAGAGAATCCTTGGTTCAAAGAGTTGCTGAAAAGATGGAAGAAAAGAAAGAAGCAGCTATGGACAAAGAATGTGAAAAATGTGGCGGAGTTTATGCTGGCAAAAAATGTGAATGCGGAAAGGATTCAGAAATGAAGGAAGTTAAAGCATTCTCATCTGCTGCAAGAAGAGCATTTGCTGCTAAGGCTTTAGCAGAAGGTTTCCCAATTGAGTATGTAAATGCTAGATTAGGCGAAACATCCACACCTGAAGTTGACAATTTATCCGATATCAAGAATGTTCTTGCTTCTGGCCTTGAAACAAATGTAAAGGTTGCTGCAGCTTCTTCAATGATCAAAGTTGCAACCCTTTCAGATGCAGACTATTCCAGAATTATTGATTACTGGAAAAATGAACTTGGTTATGGTGATCAAGAGTGGATTGATGCACTCTTCACCAAGAAATACGACAAGTAGTAAAAATAATCCTCAAGAAAAATAGTCCCAGGGCTTTTGCCCTGGGACATTCTTGAAAAGTAACAACAGGATAATAAACATGAGCAGATTTAGAAAAGTATCAGAAATCGAAAATATTCCAACATTCTTGGAAAAGAGATTCATTGGCGCTCAAGTTGAAGTTGAAGAAGATCCTTATGCAGAGTTAAAAAGAAATTCTACGGCCAACAGACAGTCAATCTCTAAACAAAATATTGGTTTTACAAAAGAAGCAAATAATATCAATAAATCTTGGGAAAAAATTCAAGGTCCATCTACTTATCAAGACTTAAGAGAAACCTCTATGGAAGAAAGAATTTTATCACAGGATTTTGGTGCAATCAGAAGAGCTGGATCACAATTTGATTCTGGTGAGACTGCAAGAACTACAACTAGTGGTTTAAAAGCATTTTCAGCAGATGAATATATGAATGCAATGTTGTCAAGATCTGCTTCTATTTTCAACCCTGATATGATTGCAATTTCTGAAGAATTCTTGAATTCTCAATCTTCTACAAGCGAGCAATCGATTATTGAAAATCAAAGAGTAAGAGAAGCTAAAGCAACTCGTCATAAAGCTTGGGAAGAAAGCCAAATAAATAACTTGAGACAATCTTCTGTAGTTTCCTCAAGAGCACATTCAATCTTAAGAACATCATCTGACAATGAATTCAATTCTACATTTGGAATGATAGATCCATCTGCTCTGGATTCTAGAGAATCAATGAGAATTGCAAATCAAGAAAAGATCAGAAATGAAAGATTAGCAATTAAGAAAAATATTCAAAATGACATGAACAGTAAATCTCTAAATAGAGCTAAAACTGTTAATGAAATTTATAATAGTATTGACATAAACTTTGACGATTTAGATTAATGAATAAACTGTCTCAAATTGAACCACCTTTAGCTTCAAATCCTGCAAATGGGATTAACAATATTCCCTTGAGTGGTGAAAATGCCGAAGGTGTAACCAAAGATGAAATGAGACAGTTGATGAACAAGGTCAAATCTGCTAATGAGAACTA